CGGTGAAACGGTCGATACCCTCATGGATAGCCAAGGGTGTATCGAACGGAACTTGTACGTCGATAGACTTTACTTCTTTTCGAGCTCCGAAACGTGAAGTGCTGCCTGTGCCTGCGCCGAAGCCTACATTTGCGTCTGTGCTATAGTTTTGAATAACTACGTCAGTATCACTCACCTTCAAGCGCAGGAAGTTTTCGTCAGGCTCTACATTAGTCAATGTTTGCAAGCCACCGAAGGCACGCAAGAAGAAAGACTGTGATCTGAACAGGTCAGGAAGGATTCCTGCATACTGCGTTGTCCATATTTTCATTGCCATTTCTCATGTTCTCCTTATGTTTTTGTAAATTTGTCTACCGCCTTTTTCCAGACACCGTCAGATGTCTGTGCGGGCGGTCTTGCAGGATTGCCCCCTGCTACGGTCTGTGTCAACGGCTTGGCTTCCTCGAACAGATAGGCTTCATTTTCTTTCAATGCCTCCAGCTGTTCTGTCAACCCTTTGATACCGTCGTCTGCCAGTTCGATTTTATCGTCGTCCAGCAGAGCCATGACCGCTTTCAAGTTTCTAGCTCCTGCTTGTGTTACACCTAGCTTAATTTCGGACTGCTTACGTATTCTAGTTACGGTGGATTCATGCTCTGCCAACTGATCAGCGTACTTGGTTTCAAGGTCGGTGATCTTTGTCTGCAAGTCTTCCGCACTAGCTTTGTCTGCTTTCAATGCTGCTAGGTCAGCGTCTCTTTGTCCGAGCTGCGTCTTCAGGTCTGCGCTTACTGCTGCTTCTGCTTCTAAATCGCTTTTGACAGCCTGAACGGTCTTTCCGTGTTCAGCCATGATCAGATCAATAGTTTCCTTCTCCAATCCAAGGCTCTCCAAGTATTCTCTTTTCATTTGTTTCTCCTTACTGCTCTTTTGAACGTGGTGCAGATCACGTAGGATAGTCATTTTTAACGACTTGACCTGTCGAATGTTGTTATTACCATTCTACCACAACTATTTGCTCCTGTCGTAGAAGTCCTGCCTTAGCTCTCGCCATGATTCTTCAAATTGTCTTCTTTCTGTCATTTTGCGCTTTAGCCTGTCTTTCAGATCAGGTAATTGCTTCAATTCCAATGTTTCGGCTGCGTCTATCTTTTGACGTAGTTTGTCGATATCTCTGTCTAGTTTGTTTCTCTGCTGATTGAGCTTTTCCATTTCCATGGCTTCTTCAGGGTCGTACTGCACCTGCGTATTATGTGAGATACCCTCCTTGTACGGAAACCACATATGCCCGCAATTAATTCCTCTTGTGCCCCACGGCTCACCATAGCCATAGTCATGAACGTTAGGATAATTCGGCTTCTTCCTGTCTGCTGATATGTCAACCACTTTGCCCTGTATCGGTGCACATGCTTCACGTGCTGATGGTTTAGAACTCATAACAACTAAGGTCATATCGAATTCTGCCATGCGCCTGATACGAAGTTCGTTGTATAGCCTGCTGTTGGTGGAGCGCAGTACGGTTTCCACATAGCGTGTCATGCTCCACCTGTGACCGCCCTTGTCGATAAATGTCGAGGGTACGCCCTTGTCGATCCACTTCATGACAGCCCTGCCGATAGCTTCGTCTAAAGTGTAATGACCTGCGCTGAAAGATATCTGCACGTCAGATAAAGCGTCACGATACATCATGGCAAGCGAACCTTGCCCGAAGTTCGTCGTGATTAGCGTCTGGTTGATGTAGTTGTCGATTTCTAAGAAAGTCTGATTGATATAGGTATCTACCAACCGTCTAACGTCTTTGACAGGCGTTACCCTGATACCTGCTTGCTTTAGGAAGTGGTCGGTGTCATGTATAACGTCACCGCCATTAGTGATTAATGCTTCTCTGATTTCTTCTTCAACCCTGCCTGTCATTTGCGCCAGTCTTTTGATCGTGCTTTCTTCTATGTTCTGAAGGTCAGCCAAACGCTCAATCTGATACTGCAAGGTGCCTGATTCGCCCATAGGTATGTTCGCACGTCGCTTAAATGTCTGCGCCATTTGGTGAAAGATCTCGCTTTCCAAAGCTCTGTATAACCTCGCAACTGGTCTAGTGCGATTGTTCATGTTATCAATGGTAAGCGGTCTACGTCTGCTAGGCATGGGTCAGCTACTCCTTGTAGTCACCTAGTAACGAACTTTCTGCCAGCTTGTCTAGCAGGTACGGGTCGTCAACTAGCTGCTCCTGCTTTATTTTTGCTAGCCATTCTGCAGCTTCGTCCTCTGATAAGTTGTGTACTCGCATGATTGCTTCCTGCAAGGGTGCTAGCTTAGCCTGTGCTGCTGTCACCCAGAACTTCAACTCGCTGTCTTTAGATAAGAAGACCCCGTCGTCAAAGTCTACGATCACGTCTTCCTTCTTCGGTATGTTACCCGTGTACAGCGGTGCGCCTGTTGTTCCGTAAGTTTCTCTAGCCAGTTCGCATGTAGAAATTATCAGCTCTTGAATGAACTGCTCAACATTAGCTAAGTGTGAGTTTCTAGTACGATAGGTCGCAGAATCTTCGCTGACAACTTCCGTGGCTGTCTTCATACTTTTACCGTCAAAAGTGAACGTACCTGCTGACAGCCCTGTCTGCATTTCTAAGGTAGATACGAACTTGTTTATGCTCTCAATATATTGCTGTGATCTTATATCACTGGTTATATCCTTATACTGCATGTTATCTATGCCTGCGGGCAAAGCTAGATACACGTCAGTTTCACCGTCGAAGTAATGTACAGGTCTGCCCTCGGGATCGATCCTTGTCCGCATGAAGTGGTCGCTGACAATGACCCTACGTTTGCCCTGCCTGATCTCCCAATAGTATTGATCGTAAGCGTTGTTGATCTGTTCTAACGTATTCTTAGCATTGTCGCAGATACCTAATCCTAAGGGCGATTGTGGACTGATATTGTTAAAGCCGTAAGGTTTGAGGTAAGCGAAGTTCGGTCTGCTGAAGTTCTGATATACCGTAACCTCTGCAAGCCCGTCGTATAAGACTTCTAAAGGTACACGTTCGCCGATCTCGTCGTCATACTCGCTTCGGTATAACTCGTTGCTGATTGCATAGATACCGCCCTCGTGCCATTCGTGAAATTCTAATAACGTGTAGTAGATTGTCTTTCTGCCTTCTGTCACCTGTGACGAAGAAGTAACCACCGCTTCGGCTATGGCGTTAGAATTGCTGTGCAAGGGAATGAAGGTATCGGCTAGAATCCAGCTGAATTCAATCTCGCCTGTTGCAGCGTCATAGTAAGGCTTAACAGCTAGACCACCCGTCGCCAGCATGACTTGAATATACTGTGCAAAGTTTTTATTGAAATTGTTATGCTCCAGTATGTGCGTGATAAAGGCTTCGTCTATGCTGCCTTCTTTGAACGATATTTCGCATTGTTCGTTGTATAGTATGCTCCCCATGTGTCTAGCCACTTCGTTCATCATGTTGAGCGTGACGTATGGTCTTTTCATGATCTCGCCATACGAATTAACGTAAGCTACCTCGTCGTAAATACCGCTGTAAATGCGAAAGCTGTCTTTGACCCTGTCAACCTCGTCAGCGTTAAACGATATGCGTTCGTGGTCGAAGATTGTTTTTAGTCCATTCATTCTGTTACCTCCACCACCGCCGAACGTGGTCTTCAATCTATCCCATATTGCCATAATATCACCTCTACCATACTAGGTTCAATTCTTTAAGGTTGTCTTTCACAAGATACTGTAAAGCATCGGGCAAGTGATCTTCTTCTTCAATTACCTTCGGGTCGTCGGTGAATATTGTGTTTTCTTGCCACCTGTAATCCCTGTGCTGTTCCAGAAACAATTTATTACTATCGTTGTCTATCACATATATTCTACCTTGTGCAAGTAAAGTTACAACATAATCTATCATGTCAACCTTCTTGCCCTTGTTGACGGGGTTCCAGCGTTCGTTGAAGTCTAGGTAATACTGATTTCTGATAGCACCTTCTGCACTATCTATTGTCAGCTTGTGTATCGGCTTAGCATATTTTCTTTCAGTCTGTCTGACAAATCCGTATAGCTGTTCTGACAGTTCACTGGGTGCTAGCTTGCGTTCTAGCATGATAGGCGAATAATACCAGTTTTCTAAGATAACAAGATTGCGCTTGTTAGTCAGCCCTGCACAGATACAGCCCGTAGCTGATTGCTGGTGCCCCGTGTCTAAACCGTATAACAGGTAGATAATTCTTTCGTCAGCAGATAGTTCAGGTATAACCTTGAATAGACTGTAGTTGTAGACGTTAGTACCTAAGCCGACAGGTTCGCCTAAGTAGATATAGCGATAGTAGTCAAAGTCGTTTGCCTTAATGCGTTCTATGTCTGCCAGCATTTGAGGGGTAACGAAGCCTAAGGTATCGACTAGGTAAGTAGATTCATGAACTAAGTAATCGGGCAGACTTTTGCATTCCTCCGCCCATTTGTTGATCCAGCTGTAAGGGTTTCGGGGTGGGTTATATGACCAGTAGAATTGCACGTGATCTGCTAAGGGGTGAACCTGACGCATGAACGTGATATTGGTCTGATCGAATTCTTCTGCGTCTTTGAATTCTGCCGCTTCTTCATACCATACAGCTATTATGTTATCTATCGCTGAAGACTTGAGCTTTTCGAAGTCGTCCTGACCATAAAAGTGAAAAGTGCTGCCTGTCTTCGGGTGAATGATCTTAAAGGGTGCTACACGATCTTCAAAAGCAGATAAGACACCGAACTTATTTAACGCCCATTTCATTTGTAAAAACACGCTGTCACGTATGGTCGCTGCTGTCTTTCTCAAAATAACGATATTAGCCTGTTTGCCATGCTGTATGTATTTCAACATTTCATAAGCTAGTTTTAGTGAGATAGTCGAAGATTTGAAAGAGTTTCTGCCACCCTTACAGACAACATAGGGCACGTCGGCATACCATACTGGTCTGAAATGCTCGTTGACTTCTTGCCTAGGGTCAATGGTGACTTCATACATAAGCGCACCTAGAAGGGTAGTACAGTTATCTTCAACTGTTCGCCCCTGTCTTCTTCGGGGTTATTGCGCCATTTGTCAGCCATTCTATTTTTCAGCCAGAATATGATCGCTGCCACGTCGGGTGGGTAGTAGGCTTCTTCTTCATACCTGACAACTTGACCGTTGCGCAAAACCTTAGCACGCTGCACTGTTTCCTTGAAACCTAAGGCTCTTTTCAGCAAAGCGTTCTCTACTTCAAAGTCTACAACCTCTTTGCCTTTTTTTAATGCCTGATCTATCGGGGGGTGGTCTTTCTTCCACGAATACAGCGTTCTAGGGTTTATGTCGATATTCTTCGCTATCTGTTCGTCGCTTAAGCCCAGCCTAGCCCAGCCTTCGATCAGCGTCAGTCCTTCTTTAGTTAACCAGTCGTGAAATTTAGCTCTTGCCATAATATCTGCCTAATGATTGTATGCTCCTCGCTAGCGACAAGCATAAGCACTTACAACGTGTGAGATTTATAAAATGTTTGAGCACTTGCGGCTATTTTACCTATCGCTAGCTTGGAGGAGTTGTGTGAGGGCACTCGCCCTGCTTCGATTATAACACAAATGCAAAAGCGGCTGGTGAAGGCTAACCAACCGCTCCTGCGTAGAAAGGAAAGTCAATGTGTAAAGTAGTCGAACACATGAACACCTTTATTGTAGCACCGTTACCGTAGACATTCAACTGAACTTTTCAACCGTCTTCATGAAGTCAGGTTTTTCAGGTCTGCCTGTTTCGTAGTAATCGCCGAATATCTTAACCGC